GGTGTTCTTCGCCATCTCTGCATTAACGGCAGCTAAAGCGGATGCCTTCAGCGCGTCAAACATCGTTGAAATCTTGACGGCAGCACCTAACGTTTGCTGAACACCCATAGAAATACTCATTACGGCCTGTAGCTTCGTTTGTATCTCCATGAGCTTTTTTTGGTCTTTTGTAAATAAGCCTGCAACGCCCATGTACGTTGTCATCGCTCCTGTCACGCCTTGAATGCCTGTGGCAAGCATACCAAAGGAGTTTGATGCAAGGCTTTTTCCAGAAACAGCAAAACTAACCTTATTGAAGGCTGCTTGCAATTTATTGGCTTCGTTGACAGCCCTTCCAAATTCAGCCGTGTTTTGTTTTCCCGACAAAATAAGTTCTGCAACGGCCTGCCTTGCGTTGCGCAATTGCGTGCGTAGGGCGGCAGTCTTGGATGATGCGTTGCCTGCTTCGTTTGCAAACTGAGCCATCCGTTGTTTGCTTTGCTCCAAGTTGGCGCTTGTTTCGGCAATCGCATTGCTTATGTTTTTTATCTTGTCCCTCGTTTCTACAAGGTCTTCCGAATTGTACTCCAGCCTTCTTTCTTTTGACTGCTGACCTGCTGCGGTTGATGGCTTAGTATCTTCAATTCTTGAACGCGCCTTTTTAAGACGTTCCTCTTTTTCATAGAGTGATTCTAATTGAGTATTCAGTCGTTTAAGAATTGATTCGTATGCCTTGACATCTTCCTGCGCTTCCTTAAAAGCAGAAGATGTTCCTGCCTTGGTTGTAGCATTTCCAAGATTATCAAATTCTGTTTTCGTTCGTTGTGCGGCCTCGCCTTGCGTGTTAAGCCCTCTTGTTACCTCCTCCAGTTTTGCCTTTAGCTCAGTGTTCTTACTGAGGAGAGAATTAACTTGCTCTTGCAATTCGTTAAATTGCCCACTGGTATTCCCGACACCGATAGATGAGGAAAGAGTACTCAACTTTTGGCCGCTTGCATCAATAACGGCAGCAAGTTCTTCAACAACTTTCTTCACAAATTGAAAGCCATCGGCCATTTCGTTTGTCGCCTTTTCGGATGCAGATTGCATTTCACGAATTTTGGCGACAAATTCATTCGCTCCCGTCTCTATATCTTTTCCGTTGATTACCGCTGATACGCTAAGTACGTCATTATTTTCTGCCATTGTTTTAGTTCATTAAGTTCATGAAAAAATTATTGCAATTGTCCTTGATTTGGCTTGCCGTCTGCAAGACTTTCCTTCCTCCTTTGCTTGTAGGTTGGTTCTTGCAAGGACTTTCGCCTTCTTCTTCATCAAATGGTTTTATACCTGGAATCGCCCTGTTGAGTAAAAGAATGTTGATGTAGCTTCGCTTGAAAACAACCTCATTGTACGACATCCTAAAGTACTTCATTACACCGCCAATCAATCCCCACGGGCTATCGCTTCTTTCGTATTCGTTGTCGTCTGACTGCACCCTTTTAGGAAAGTTATACTTTGCAAAAAAAAACTTGCATCAAACGAGAGTGAAGCATATTGCAACAGCTCATTGTATTTCTTCATCGTCATGCGTTTGCGGATGAATCTTCCAAATATCTTTCTCATCAGTCTGGAACGGAAAACTATAATTGGTGTGATTTCGTTTGCGTTTTTTACGTCCTTGAACATTGAGAAAACTTTCTGATATGGATTAAATTCTCCTTCAATATTTATTTCTTCAATATCACCAATCTTTTCACCGATTTGCCATATCTGCGCCAAAGTCATTGGTCTAACCAAAAATGGAATCATACCGATAAAAACAAAAATTGGTCTCTCTGTTATTGCTCCTGCTGTGCTTTTTCCTTCGTTGTTATTCATAACTGCCAAATGTATTTTGTTTGCTTTCTTCTATGTTTTCTTGCTTGATTTGCTTCAAAATTTCTTCTGGATTTGAAACAAGCGGATTTTGTCTTATACCTTCCTCCTGCGACATCGTTGCCTTTCCTCCTGTAGAGCTGTTTATTAATTGCAATGTTTCTGCATCATTCTTAGGAATGTACGGCGTAAATCTCGGCTTCACTCTCAACGTGTCAACCTCATTCTTTGGCATCGCTTTTATGCTCGTGGAATATCCGTTTTTGATGATGTTGAATCGCCTTGTGAACATCTCACCGAAGGTTTCAATCTTCTGCCCAGCCTTTAAGTGAGGGTCTGTAAACATCAGCCTTATTGCTGCGCCACTGGTGTTGTTGCCAAGTGTTTTCATGTTCTCAAAGGAGATGTCGGGTGTCTGCGTATAGCTGAAAATGATGTTTATCAAGTTAGCTATTTCCATACGCCTGCTCTCTGGTGCGCTATCCCAAGAAACAACCTTCATATCTGTTTCATTGTCTCCTTGGTAAACTCGTCCGACTTCTCCCTTGTCGGCGAATCCCTTCATTCGTCCTTTGAAGAAATATGTCGGTGAGCCAAAGTAGTCGTTTGTGTCGCCCCAATCCGAGATGCTGTTTTCTAATCGTTCAATGGTTTTTTGAACAACCTCCCATTCCGTCTCCTCCTGCCTATAATAGACAATAGGGATTTTTGTAAATCCATGAGGCTTTGCGCTGCGCAATGTTAATCCTGCTTCGCGTTCATCGCTTGCACATTTGTAAACCGTGGATGAAGTGTAAACATCAAAGCAATGCGTCTGCGCTCCTGTTTCATCTTTAAGGACATATTCACGCGCAAATCCGTCCATCTTGTCGTAGTTGTCATAGTGAGGGTACAATTTATCACCATACAACGGAGAAAGCAATTTCACGCGCATTTCCTTTTCGTTGTCTTCGTTTGTGGCAATATACCAAAGCTCAGCGCATTCACAAGCACGAAACAAGCATCTCGACAATTTCTTGTTGAAATACTCTTCTTTGTTATCTTCAAGGATATTCAATACCTCGTCAAATAATTTTGCTTGCATTTCATCGGCTTCACCCTTAATGCTGTATGTTACGGGAATCGTGAAAAGAAAGCCCACACTTCTTTCAATTATCACTCTTTGACAAGGAACAGCAACACGGCAACGGTGTCTCACTTCGCTTTTATAGACGATATTTCCGTTTTCGTCTTTTTTATCTGTCGGAGTTTTAACAATCTTATCCTTTCTGTATTGCGTGTCAAAAATCAAATGACAATTAGGGTCATACTCTTTTTCTGTAACCTCCAGCGGTTTTTTAAGTGGTTTCTTTCTCGCTGTCAGCAAGGAGTAAATCTTGTAAGGGTCTCCAACTGACAAAATTTCTTGAATGGTCTTCATTTCTATATGATGTTTAAAAAGTCTTGTGCGTTAAATGAATTTTCGTCCTTTCCTAATAGTTTTTCAAGAACAACATAACGAACAGCGTCAATGCCGTGGTTAAAAGAATCTATTGGCTCATTAAGCCATTTCCCATCTTTATTTTGCCTGTATGTGTAATTCTTGTACTCCTTCTTTAAATTCACGCTGCGGTTTGTGATAAAAGTTTTCATTGTCTGCATCTTGTTTATACCAGCAATAATTGAACCAGCATATTTTCTTACAGGTTTTACATCAAGCCCAGCGTTATTTAGTTCGTCTATTAATCTCGGGTCTGCGCTTTCAGATATTATTTCAACATTCGACCTGTCGCGATTATTGGCATTCTTGATTTCCTTGATTATGTCAGATGACAGCATCTTTGTCTTATAGCTAATCTCATCCAGCCATAGCTCATCGCCACAAATGTACACGTCTATAATCGCCGTTGGGTCGTTCGTGTAACCGAAGTCCATTCCCCGATAATGGTGTTTTCTTTTCTCGAATGGTATAAAATCATTCTTTAATTCTACTACATTTTCAAAAATCAAGCCTTCAACTATCGCTTGCAAGCCTAAACCATAGATTCTCCAGAGTGAAGGATTTTTATCTTTTAGGCTTTCAATTTCCTTGATAACCTTTTCCTCCAAGAATGGATTATCTTTATATGTTGAAATGAACCAATAGGTTGATGGCTCTTGGTTAATTTCACAAATCCAATGGTCATCTGTAAATGAAGGATTGTAGTCAATAATTGAAAAATCAGTGGTTCTCATTTGAAGCTGCTGCCATTGCAAGAAATCTAATTCATTTGCTTCATTGACGAAAAGAATCATTCTCTTTGAACCTCTAATTTTTTGCTCGTTATCTGTTGAAAAAAATTCTATCGTTGAGCCATTTGTAAACGTGTAAACCAAATCCGACTTGTTCATCTGTTTGTCGTTCCAAATGTTCAACGATAGCATTATTTCTTTGAAATCTCTGTAGACAGAACGTTTTAATGACGGAAGGCC